GAATACGTACACCCTTGGTATGAATCAGTGGAACAAATGGTACGTGATGACAGAGATGGCTTACGCAGACCAAATCCACCAACCAAAGAGGCAATAAAGAAGGCACAGTTTGTAGATAAGACATACGTTTGGACTGGAAAATGACTTTAGTATTTGATTTAGAGACCGATGGGTTACTAGATCGAGTCACCCGAATACACTGCATTGCAATCTATGATTCTGAAACTAATGAGACCACCACTTATAACGATGAATGTCCTGGTAAAGGTATGTCAGAACCTGTGGTCAGGGCTGTCCAGTACCTCGAACAAGCTGAAAGTATCGTGGGCCATAATATTATTGGTTTTGATATCCCAGTCATTCGGAGGCTTTATCCCTTCTTTAATTTCGCTGGGACTGCTATCGATACTCTTATTCTTTCTCGCCTCTATCATAACCGAATTATAGAGACAGATAAGGCTAAGTTTAAGGACATACCAGGTCGTCTAAAAGGACGTCACTCTCTTGAAGCCTATGGATACAGGTTAGGAGAGTATAAAGGAGAATTCTCAAAGACTACTGACTGGAAAGAATGGAGTCAAGAGATGGAAGACTATTGTATCCAAGACGTAAGAGTTACTACAAAACTATGCGACCACTTCCACCCATACCTGACTGGGTCACGTTAGAACATCAGGTTGCACAACTACTACAAACACAGGAGGAAAATGGATGGACATTTAATGAAAGAGCTGCATGGGAGCTTACATCGACTCTCCAAAAAGAGTATGAAGAAACTGTCAAAATACTACGAGACAGGCACCCTCAAATCGAAGGCGCGTCGTTTACTCCTAAAAGAAATAACCGAACACAAGGTTATGTTCAAGGAGCCACACTCACTCGATTAAAAGAACTAAACCCCACATCAAGGGATCATATTGCATGGATCTTACAAACACATTATGGCTGGATACCGTCATCACTAACCTTAACAGGCAAACCCGTGATAGACGAAGTAATTTTAAAGGAGATTGGGACGGAGATATCGATGATGTTTTACAAATGCTTGGACTTGACCAAGAAGCTAGGGATGCTTTCCGAAGGGAACAACGCATGGCTCAAGCTTGTTACGAAGTCTAAGATACATCATCATTGCTCAGTCGCAACAAATACACATAGATGTAGCCACAGAAACCCAAACTTATCCCAGGTTCCATCCGATGAACGATTCAGAAAACTTTTCACTGTACCACCGGATAAGGTCATGGTCGGCGCTGACCTTAGCGGGATTGAGCTTAGGATGCTCGGTCATTACCTACACCCTTATGATGGAGGTCGTTACTGTGATATCTTACTCAACGGAGACATCCACCAAGTCAACGCCGATAAGATAGGAATATCTCGCCGGCTTGTAAAAACTGTTCAATATGCCTTTTTATATGGGGCAGGAGATATTAAAATTGGGTTATCATACTCACAATGCCTTTCCGAGGACAAGGCGAGAAGCAAAGGTAAAGAGATTCGTCGAGCTTTTATCGACGCCGTACCGGGCCTTTCAAAGCTACTTAAAGCTATCAAAGATGCGGCGAAACGGGGTTTCATCCGGTCTATCGATGGAAGAAAAATTGAAGTTGATTCAGCACATAAAGCACTGAACTACTGCCTTCAGTCATCAGCCGGAGTTATAGCTAAGCGGTGGATGGTTATCGCTAATGAAACTATTCACAGTCACCCTTATTTTGAGGCTAATCAACTAGCCTTTGTACACGACGAATTACAATTTGAAACACCACCTAAATATGAACACGACATTAGATTCATACTTGAATACACTGCAGCTAGAGCTGGAGAGTATTACAAGACAAGAATACCTATCGCTGCTGAATCAAAGTCAGGGGCCAATTGGAGTGAGGTACATTGAAACTACTAATTGATGCAGACTTCATCGTCTATAAATGCTGTGCTGCAGCTGAGACAGAGGTTGACTGGAGCGAGGATGTAGTTCTTGTTACCAGTCGATTCAGTGAAGCCTATAAGGCAGCACTACATGAGATAATGAAGGTTAGAGATCAGTTCGATACTTCTGCTGAAGCTATTCTATTCTTCTCTCACTTTGATAATTTCAGGAAGAAAATTTTCCCTGAATACAAGGGACATAGAAACCGTAAGAAGCCCTGTGGTTACAAACGAGTCATCTCCTCACTACATGATGACTACCACGTAGTTATCTTTCCAGAGTTAGAAGCTGACGATGGTATGGGTATCTATGCTACAACTTACCCTGACTGTACTATTGTAAGTCCTGATAAGGACATGAGACAGATACCTGGACAACTCTATGATTTTAAAACAACCACACTCATAACTGAGACAGATGGTTTACATTGGCATTACATCCAAACCCTCGCCGGGGACGCAACCGATGGTTATTCTGGTGTTCCTGGTATTGGCGTTAAGCGAGCTACTGCACTCTTTGAAAAGAAAGGGTACAACTGGAATACAATTAAAGAGGCGTTTGCTGAGAAAGATCTCGATGAAGATGTCGCCCTCATGAACGCCCGTCTTGCAAAGATCCTTACTAAAGACTACTATGACCACGAGCGACGAATACCTATCCTCTGGAGTCCCGAAACCGATAACAGAGGTGACGATGGAGCAGGATCTCCGGATGAGGGTACTGTTTGATTCTATAACACAGAACGAACCAAGTAGAGACGATTTGAATACACTCATCATGTCGCTCCAACATCAGAATTTTATTCTGTCCAACTCAATGATGAACCTAGTTAAAAAATGGCCCACTCTTCAGACACAATCAGCTTCAGCAACAGTAAAGGACCGGACTACTACAAAAGAGGTAAAGCCCAGGTTTGGGACTTTATTCGGGATAACGATTTAAACTTCCACCTCGGTAATGCAGTTAAATACATTGCCAGGGCTGGGCATAAGGACAGCAAAAAAGAAGATCTAATTAAAGCAATCCACTATCTAGAGAATGAACTCGAAAACACCATTAACACTACAGCAACAAGCACAGGAGTTTCGGAAGTCTTACCATATCCCCAATTCAAAGACAGCAAGCCAACGTTCGGTGCAGAAGGGTTTAATAGTGGAGGAGTTCAAGGAGTTCTTAGAGGCGGAGGGTTTACTCTTTAGACATAACCCTGCTTTCACAACAGATACACTAAAAGAATTAGCAGACCTGGTATACGTATGTTACCAGTATGCAGAGAATATGGGTTGGGATCTAGATGAAGCAATGAATCTAGTACACCAATCAAACATGTCAAAGCTCGGAGAAGATGGTAACCCCATTTATCGAGAAGATGGCAAGGTCTTAAAAGGACCAAATTATCAACCACCTAATTTAAAAAACTTGATATGAACAATGAACTAATCTCCCGTACAGGTCGGGTACAAAATTGGATGGATGATCCAGAGGGACGATTGCCAGTGAGCTGCACAGTCTATGTCGTAGAGGATTCTATGGACGAGGGACATGATAGCATCGAAAACAGCTGGAGATTCGTCTCTCATGCTCTCCGATATGGAGCAGGAGTTGCAGTTCATCTATCAAAGCTCAGACCCCAAGGAAGTGAAAACGGAAAGGGTCTTACAGCTTCTGGCCCTGTATCATTCGGCAAAATCTACTCAACATTAAATGAAACACTTAGACGAGGCGGGGTCTACAAAAATGGCGCTTGTGTTCTGCATTGCGATCTCGACCATAGCGATATCCTCGATTTTATTACTACCCCGCGACACGAACTCCCATGGGTCAAACGATGTGTCAATATCACTCCCAGAATGTGGGACGAAGCAGGCGAAGGACTACGGGAATCTTTGCTACACGGAATTAAAAGTGGAGACATTTGGCTCGTAAAAGTAAGACACGATAGAGATGGAAAAAGAATCTACGGTAACGTCTGTCTTGAGGTATTCTTGCCCTCACGTGGAACCTGCTTGCTCCAACATGTCAATCTCGGTGCCTGTGAAATCGAAGACATCCCCTCGGCTTTCTATAGAGGTATGTCCGAACTGTGCGATCTCCATGGCCGAACAGGTATTGGAGAATCTGGAGAATACTTACCACCAGAAACAGACAGACAGGTTGGACTGGGAATGCTCGGACTGGCCAACCTCTTACGGAGGTACGGAATAACTTATGCACAATTCGGAGACGCACTGGAGCGAGTCAACAATGGACACGTACGAAGTGAAGCAGAAATCCTCGCCAATCAATTTAAAGTTGGTATTGAATCTGCTGCTCACGTTGCCCGTAATAACAACATGGATAGGGCTTTTGCTATTGCTCCAACTGCTAGCTGTAGCTACAAGAGCTTTGATTTGGACGGCTTCACAGCTACACCAGAAATTGCACCACCTATTGGACGTACAGTAGATAGGGAC